CTATGAATGGTATGGTGCAGGTGGTGTAACATTTAATTGGTTAATGAAAAATGAGACTATTGTTAGCCATGAATTTGAGAACTCAAATGTCAATGATTTAGTTTGGTGTAGAAGTCCATTCCTCCCAATTCGTTGTGAGATTGAGAATGTGACTGGTGTTGCTGGAACTCATTATCTTTATCAGGGATCTAACTCTCTGATCCAAGAAGGTGAACCAGAAAAACTTGGTACTTTGTTGAGTGTCTCAAATGCCATCAGTGGAACAACGATGCCTCTCGCAAACACTTTCTATCCAATCATCAGTTTGCGTCTCAAATCAACAGCACTTCAAGCAGTTATGTTACTGAGATCTTTACAGGCAGCAACGAACGATAATACGAATGTTTATTGGAGACTTTTTGAGAATGCAACTTTGACTGGTGCGAGTTGGACAAACCATCCAGATCCAAACTCCTTTATGCAATATGATACTACCGCAACCGCAGTTAGTGGAGGCCAAGCACTTCTCTCGGGATTTACGATTGCTGGTGGTGCCTCTCTGGTTAATGTTGATGATAAAGCAGCACTACAAATTGGAAGATCTGGTATTGGTACAATCAGTGATACTTATACTCTTGCCTGTGCATCTCCCAACACCAACAAGTCAGCACTTGCGGTACTTAACTGGATTGAACAAAGGTAATTTTTGTTAGTGTATAAATCAACACATACAAATTGTTAAGAGATCATGTATCATATAGATACATTATAACCATAGCTCTGTGCCTTAATGGATCCATCTATTCTTGGACTTTACTTTACATTATTAATCATAGTATTAATGATTGCATACGCAGGTGTCGAAGGCACTCTGCGTGTTTTTGTTTATCTTGACTTACAGTTGCGCTACGCTTGGGTCAGGACTAGGATGTGGTTTATGAAGAAAAGATTGGAAAAAAATCTCAATCTTCGTCCAACCAAATTCAAGGAATTCAAAAAATGAACACAAAAACATGCTCTAAATGTGGAGCTCGTTGGATAGACGGGAAACACTTTTGGGCAACAGGAAAACCTGGCAATGAAGATGATCTTGCAGGTCTTGTCTGTAATAAATTTGGAGATGATTCATGTATCAATCCGCAACGAGGATCTGAACTGGGAACGACTTGGGCAAAACGTCTCACGGAATTAGAGCAAGATCATCCATACTGATATATAATAATTATTTCATATTATGAAAAATGGAAAAGATGTCTACCGAAGAAAGGATGGCAATTTGCGAATCCTGCGAATATTTGAAGGGTAAATATAAGAGGTGCTCTATCTGCAATTGTTTCATGGAGTTGAAAACTAAACTCCCATTTGCAAAGTGTCCTCATAACCCTCCAAAGTGGATTTGATATGTCGCAAGAAGTATACTTAGGTAATCCCAATCTAAAAAAAGCAAATACAAAGATTGAGTTTACTGCTGAACAAATTGAAGAGTTTATCAAATGTAAGCAGGATCCAGTATACTTTGCTCAGAATTATATCAAGATCGTCAACGTTGATGAAGGTCTTGTACCTTTCAAGATGTGGAAGTTTCAGGAAGGTCTGATTCGTAAGTTCCACGAAAATAGATTCAATATCTGCATGATGCCACGACAGACTGGTAAGTCTACTACGTCTGTGTCCTATCTGTTGCATTATGCAGTTTTTAATGACAACGTAAATATCGGCATTCTTGCTAACAAAGCTTCAACTGCAAGAGACCTTCTTGCACGTCTACAAACAGCATATGAGAATTTACCCAAGTGGATGCAGCAAGGTATTCTTGCATGGAACAAAGGTAGTCTTGAATTAGAGAACGGCAGTAAGATTCTTGCGGCATCTACATCTGCTGCTGCCGTTCGTGGTATGACATTTAATATTTTGTTCTTGGACGAATTTGCGTTCGTTCCAAATCATATTGCTGACGACTTTTTCAGTTCAGTTTATCCTACGATTTCATCTGGTAAGTCCACTAAGATTATTATCGTATCTACCCCCAAGGGTATGAATCACTTCTACCGCATGTGGCATGATGCGGAGAGAGGTGCAAATGAATATGTTCCAACTCAGGTTCACTGGTCAGAAGTTCCTGGTAGAGATGATGTTTGGCGAGAACAAACAATCAAGAACACAAGTGAACAACAGTTTCGTGTTGAGTTTGAGTGTGAGTTCTTAGGATCTGTTGATACTTTGATTGCACCAGCAAAACTTAGAAGTTTAGTTTATGATGCCCCAATCAAATCAAACCAAGGATTGGACGTTTATGAAGATCCTGTTTCGAATCATGACTATGTTTGCACTGTTGACGTAGCAAGAGGAGTCGGAGAAGATTATTCTGCATTCTTAATGGTAGACATTACGTCGTTCCCACACAAACTCGTAGCAAAATACAGAAAGAACGATATCAAACCAATGCTATTCCCAAATATTATCTGGGAAACATGTAAAGCATATAATAACGCTTTCGTGTTGTGTGAAGTCAACGACATCGGAGATCAGGTAGCTTCAATCCTTCAATATGATTTGGAGTATCAGAATCTTCTTATGTGTTCTATGAGAGGACGTGCTGGTCAAATTGTTGGACAAGGATTCTCTGGCAAAAAGACTCAGTTAGGAGTCAAGATGTCTAAGACAGTGAAAAAGGTTGGAGCACTCAACCTTAAAACAATGGTTGAGGCAGATAAAATTCTGTTCAAAGATTATGAAGTCATTAGTGAATTGACAACTTTTATCTCAAAGAGTAATTCTTTTGAGGCAGAAGAAGGGTGTAATGATGACCTTGCGATGTGTCTTGTAATCTATGCCTGGTTGGTTGCACAGGATTACTTTAAAGAACTTACTGATCAGGATGTTCGTAAGAGATTATACGAAGAACAGAAGAATCAGATTGAACAAGACATGGCACCATTTGGTTTTATGGACGATGGAATGGGAGATGATAGTTTTGTTGAAGATGGTGATCGATGGTTCAAAGCAGATGAGTATGGAGATACTGCTGGTGGTGCAGATTATATGTGGAATTATCTGTGATGGACATAGACGGACAGATTGCACTTGATCATTTACTCTTCAATGAAAGAGAATGTAAGACCTGTGGGGAAAAGAAAAATCTGATTGAAGAGTTTTATAGAACTCGCAAAGATAAAGGTTCAGTTCCATCTTCCTATTCATATGAATGTAAGGATTGTACAAAGAAACGAATTATTGTAAGCAGAATGACAAATACCATCTTTGATAGGTGGGAATATCCTGATTGGTAGTTTGTTCACGTCCAGATTCCCCCCTCTAAATAAGGGTATTTTATAAATAATCTTAGACAAATATGGACCAAAAGGAGTAACCAATGGCAGTAGCATTATTGTCTCCTGGTGTACTGATTAGAGAGGTTGACCTCACTGTCGGTAGAGCCGAGAATGTATTGGACAACATCGGCGGCATTTGCGGACCTTTCACACAAGGACCTGTCGATGACCCATACACCATCGAGACCGAACAAGAATTAATTGAGGTATTTGGTAAGCCAATTAGCACTGATGCCCAGTATGAATACTGGATGAGTGCTAGTTCTTTCCTTTCCTATGGCGGTGTTCTGAAAGTTGTAAGGACTAACGGTGCAACTCTCAACAACGCTAATGCTGGTAATGATGTCTATGCCGATACGGCACTGAAAATCAAAAACTACGACGATTATCAAGAGAATTTCACCACCGACACTGGTTGGAATTATGCTGCTAAAACTCCTGGTAAGTGGGCAAATGGTCTGAAACTCTGCTTCATCGATGATCTGGCAGACCAGACTGTTGGTGTTACTACAACTAGCCTTGCTGGTCTTGGTATTACCGTTGGTTATGGTGTTACCGTTGGTCTTACTAATTTGGTTGTTCCTGATGCTGCCACTGGCACCATCTCAACTATCACCACTGGATACCTGAAAGGTATCGTTACTGGCGTTAAGACTGATGCAAACGCTGGCGATTCCACTTTTGATGTTAAGTGGTTCTCACGTGTTAACGCTGTTGGATCTGGTGCAACTGAAACCAGAATTTCCTATCAGAAGAACGTTGATGCTGCTTCAATCTCGATTGGTAGCACCTTCCAAGATGATACTGCCCTGGTCTTTAAAAACAGTGCTGGCACTGTAACTGGATCTGGTGTTTCTGCTGTAACTGCTGTTGACTGGTATGATCAACAACAACTGCCTATTGTTAACGGCACCGTTTTCTGGAAGGCAATCTCTCCAAAACCAGTTTCTAACAACTACGTTAGTGATCGTCAGGGTTACAACGATGGCATAAACATCTGTATCGTTGACGATGATGGCAACGTAACTGGTATTCAAGGCAACATTGTTGAGAAGTTCTCTTCATTGTCCAAGGCACTTGATGCTGTTTCTTCTGTAAATGCTCCTCAGAAGATCTGGTATAAGGACTTCTTGGCAGACTTCTCTGCTTATGCTTACGCTGGATACAATCCTTCTAACGATGAAGATTCTTTCTGGGGCACTGTTCCCAGAGCAACTGGATTCTCAACTAACTTTGTTCCTTACACCACTGCCGAAGGTCTGTGGGGTCAGAACGCTCAGGGTATCACCTACTCTGCTCTGGGTAACGTTGGTTATGCATTC